GCGAGGATCTGCTCCCAAGTCAGGTGACCGAGGTTGCGGGTGTCTATGTCGATTGCAACGCACCCGGCATCGCCCATTGCGAGGCCGATGTTTGCTTGGGGCCATTTGCTCCACCATCCCCGGATAGTCATTTCGTCGTTGCTGGCTTCTTGTGCGCCGTGCAGGGTGAGTGGATGTTTTGCGGGCGTTCTGCATTCTTTATCGCCGCAGGAGCAGATGCCGGACTTGATGGTGTGCAGGGGCAGGACGCGAAAGCCGCGCTCGGCGTACTTGAGGGCCGCATCCATTAATACCTTTGGATGGATCTCCACGACTGTATTTGTCTCGTCAGTCATGAAGAATTGCCACCCCGAGAACGCCTAAAAACTTTGATTGCCCGTTCTATCGTCTGCATTTCTTGCAAACCCCTTTTGCGATAGCCGTAAAATACATTAATCATCTGCTCCAAAGCATTCACCAGTTCAGCACGAGTAGATAATTTATTTGCGATTGCAATAAATGGTGGCGGCAATATTCGCCTGACTTGCTGATAGCGTTTTGAATTACCTTTGCGTAGCTCACCTGTAACTTCAATCATGCCAGCGTCAAGCATTTGCCTGTAACGCGGTGTCAAGCTGTTGCTTTTTATTTCAGGTAAAGAGTCTCCAACCTCGTCAGCAATACATCCGTCAGACCCAAATTCAGCCATGACTTCGTAAACCCTCAAGCACAGCTTGAGAGCATCTATGGACGCTGCGGCTTCGTGGCTGGTGTCTGGATCTGTATTTCGCGCCAAAGCCTGTCCATTTAACTCGTCGTTGCTCATTTCTTCCTCCGCTTGTACTTGGCCTCGTCCACCACAAGGGCGTTCTTTGTCATCACCTGGAGCCGGTAGGCCATCCCTCGCGCTACCAGTTTTCCCCATTGCTCGACCGCCTGCCGACTGATCCCCAACGCCTCGGCAAGCTGCCTGCGCCCTCCGAAATGTTGCACCGCGTCATCCGTATACATTGTCATTCCTATGGTTGTCGATGATGCAATATACCTTGTATAAATATATTTTGCAATAATGCTTGCAAAGCAAGAATAGTTGCTTTATGATCCATTCATCGAAGCAAACAACCGGAGCAACAAAATGCAAGACTTCCTAATCATCCACGCCGAATTTTCTGCCACCGAATTCACCATTGAACCGGCAAACGAAAAAGCAGCAAAAGAGTTGCAGCGCAGATTTGGCGAATGCTGCACTTCGATCAATGTACGAAAGTCGCAGTTGCCCGATTGCGTCAAGCAAATAAAACTTGCAGGATTCTCGATTGCCTGATTCCTCTGCCCCTGCATCGCGGGGGCTTAGGAATACGCAGCCAGACCGAGTCTGGCAAATACTTGGAGATGGAAATGCAAATCAAAATTACAGAATCAAACAAAACAAAAATTGAAGCAGCACTCTCTGCTATCAACGGGAAAGCAATTTCTCACACCGCAGGTTATGAAGACATACTTATTTTGGCATCAAAAATGGAAGACAAACTCGACAATCTTGAGATTGCCAAGAAAGACCGCGCTGGAGCAACAGCGACCGGAATGAGTGGCGGCTGTGTGCCGACTGCATACAAATATTCCCGCACAGTCAATCGCTACAAGATTGAACGCAAATCGGCTGATTGGTTTTTGACATTTATTACACGAGACGATATCTACGGAAATGCGGTGACTGACCGGCTTACACTTTTGCCCAGTCAAAAAGATATCGCGGTCGCAAAATTTACCGCGCAGTTTTCGGTGCAACAAGTTGTTGTTTTGGCGGTGGCAGCATGAGCACACAGAACGAGGCACACGGCGACGAAGACACGCGCCGCGAGTTGACCGAGCGCGAACTTGAGCTTGCGCTCGAGGAGATCGTTGAATGCGTCCTCGAGTACGGTCAATGGCCCCGCAAAGGCCGCGCCCAGTTCGACCTCTACGATTATCTGACGGAAGAGCGCGATCCCAGCTACGCCTGGGAGACTTACCTGTGTGCAATCAGCGACAACAGTCAAGCTCTTGAAAATAGAATTAGGCGCGAACGTAACGCTGTCGAAGCAATGCTTATAAAGCACTTGACGGGCTCCGACATGGTGTCTGACCTCGCAAACGAACGCGCCTCGGAGGAAGAATGAGCATTTCGGAAATCGTTTCTCACGCTTGCGCCATTGGCGCGGTAGTTTGTTTCTTAATCTTGATCTGGGGAAATTAAATGGCAATCGACCTTAAAGCAATCAGAAAGAACAGCGACTTCATGCCGCCGAGGATCATGCTGTACGGCCCGCACGGTTTGGGCAAGACAACGTTCGGAGCCAGCGCCCCGGCCCCGATCTTCATCCTGACGGAAGACGGTCTCGGACAATTGGAAGTCGACCACTTCCCGCTTGCGACCAGTTTTGAGCAGGTGCAGGAAGCCCTCGCCGCGCTCCAAGGCAAGCACGAATTCCAGACGGCTGTGATCGACAGCCTCGACTGGTTGGATAACTTGATCTGGGAGCAGATCAATACCAAGTATGACGCGAAGGATCTGGCCTACGGCAAAGGCGCGGTCATTGCTGCCGATTACTGGCGCAAGGTACTGGACGCGCTGAATGGGCTGCGGGCTAAAGGCATGGCGACCGTCATGCTGGCCCATTGCGAGATCAAGCGGTTCGACTCGCCCGAGGTTGAGCCTTATGAGCGTTATCAGCCCAAGCTGCAAGCTAGGTCATCGGCGCTGGTGCAGGAGTGGGCGGATTGCGTGTTCTTCGCCAATTACAAGACGGTGGTCAAGTCTAGCGAGGTCGGATTTAACCAGAAAGTTACACGCGGGATCACAACGGGTGAGCGGCTTATGTATACGTCCGAGCGCCCTGCGTACCTCGCAAAGAACCGCTATTCGCTGCCGGATGCCCTACCGTTAGATTTTCAGGCATTCATGACAGCGATATCGGCAGCAGCAGTAAAGCAGTAAAACCAACCAACCCAAGGAAAAAGCAAAATGGCAAACCTTAAAACGCTCCAACTTCCCACCGACGTTGAGCCGATGCAGTCGTTTTCCCCGCTTGAGGCGGGACGGTACGAGGTCATCATTACGGACAGCGAACTGAAGGACACCAAGGCCGGGACAGGCCAGTACCTCCAGTTCACGTTTGAGGTGGTGGGCGAGAAGAACGCCGGACGCAAACTCTGGTCGCGGCTCAATCTGGCAAACCCGAACAAGACCGCAGAGGAGATCGCGCACAGGGAACTGGCTGCGATCTGCCAGGCGACCAAAATAGAATACCCGCCGGAAGACTCGGAGAACCTCCACAACATCGTGCTGTTTGTGGATGTGGTGCAGGAGAAGAATCCGGTGAACGACAGCATGACCAACCGGATAAAAGGCTACGCCCCGGCGGAATTGTTTGAACCCGCCGCCAAAGCACCGCCTAAAGCGGCCCCGGCTGCACCCGCCCGCCCGTGGGCGAAGAAGTAATCATGACCATGCTGCCAGAGCGTCAGAACTCGACCGCCACCGCGATCTTCAAGCACTACGAGAAGGTTGCGGAGGCGGGGCAGCGCCCGCACCTGGGCGCGTCCGAGATCGGGCAAGAGTGCGAACGGGCTTTGTGGCTGTCGTTTCGCTGGGCCAAACAACCCGATTTCGATGGTCGGATACTGCGATTGTTTGAGTCCGGGAACCTTGCAGAACCGCGTCTAATCCAAAATCTGCGGGACATTGGGGTCGAGGTATCAGACAGGGACGAGGAAGGCAACCAATGGCGGTTTAAGGGCATCGGTGGGCATTTTGGCGGGAGCATGGACGGCGCTGCTCTGGGGTTACCGGAAGCACCCAAGACCTGGCACGTTTTGGAATTTAAAACCGCAAACGCCAAGAGTTTTGCGGCAATGCAAAAAAAAGGGGTAAAGGATTCCAAAAACCAGCATTGGGTTCAGATGCAATTGTATATGGGCTGGGCCGGTCTTGACCGGGCAATGTATATGGTCGTGAACAAAGACACAGACGATATTTATGCCGAGCGGATTGAAGCTGATCCGGCGGCGTTCAAGGCGGCGCTGGCAAAGGCCGAGCGGATCATTACTGCGCCGGAACCAGCAATCC